TCATCTACACCATACTTTGATATAATTGAATATACGACATCTTTACCCATAATGTCAAGCGTTTTCTCAATATTTTGTGAACTTTCTTCAAAGTGTTCACATAATATATCCATAGCCCACTTTTCAATCTTAGATTTCTTCTTAGATTTAGTGTATCGTAAGTATGTATTTCCTCTCGGAAGTAGATTTGTATAGAATTGATAAACCGTCTTTGGTTTCAATTCCCAATATTGTTGTATTTCATTTACAACTTCTATCCAATCGGCTTTCATCGATAAAAACCTATGCACCATATAATTAGACCAGGTCTTTTTATCTGATTCAGATAGTTCGTCCCAATACAATTGGTTCTGAACATTTGTAACTTGTTTTATGTGGTCAAATAGTGTTTTTGTTTTCATAGTGAATAACCTTAGATATAAATAAATATAGAACTTATAAGTCAAAATGACAAAAATCTTTATTCTGTTCGTAAAAAGTTTTTAGTTCTTGCCAGTTCTCAATATTTTTGTAATTGTCTTCTGTGTTTATTTTAACACCAGAGAAGAATCCAAATAAATCTTCATAAAATAATACTCGTGAATTTTTGTGTTTCTTTAAATAACCAATAGTTTTTATTGATATCTCTTTCATTCCTTTTATATCTTTTTTTATATCTTCAATATCAATTTTACTAACTTTAATTTTGTTATACTCATCTTTTTCTTTTTGTGAAAATGTTTCTACCCCAAAATCTACTGCTCTCCACTTCTCTGTTTTCTTTGCCAGATTTAATGATAATGCTTGTTGAAAAACATTTCTTCTTGATAAGAAAAAAACCATATCGTGATAGTCTATTATATCATTGAATACTTTTTTCGTAGGATAAATACCAAATTTGATACCAAGAGTATCTTTATCTCTGTAAATTGTATCAAAGAATTTTTTATAACCAAGAGAACTAACTATTTTATTGTGTTTTGATAATTCTGGTTCCCAAAAGAATTTCTTTGATGTAATTTCTTGTAGTGTTTTACAAAACTCTGTTGTTCCACTACGACTACAACCCAATACTAATACTTTATTTAAATGCATTACCCAACATCCAAGTTAATACCGAACTCCTTACTCCACTCGTTAGTGGTGATACTCGGTGTCCTAAATATGATGGAAACAATATTAAACTTCCTTTCTTTCTACTACCGACTGCTGTTTTTTCACCTGTTTCATCAGTCATACTGAACTCAAAGTTTCCACCCTCATAATCATTTTCATCTGCTAATTGAACAATTGCGGTTATTTTACGAACTGATGTTTCTTCATTTCCAATGTCTAAATGCCAGTCGTATTTACCTGTGTCCTCATACCTTAACATACGAATATTAGAAAGTTGGTTTGATATATCGAAGTTGAAAAATAATAAATTTGCCATTTCACAAGCCATATTTATATTTTTGTTTAGATTGAATCCACCCGATAGTATCACATCACTATCAAATCTAACCTCTTGAACTTTACGAACACTCTCGTTCACTACATCAGCACCATTTCCTTTGTAAGTTCCTGCCACCGTAGCTTTATGTTGTTCTGAAGTGTTAAACATTTCTAACAACTCATCACATCTTTTTTCTGTTAAGAAGTCATCTTTATGAACCACAAACTTAAAGTTTTTCTTTTGTGTTAGATTTTCTATCACTTGAAGTGGTCTCCTATGAATAACTCTTGTAAAACATATCTTGTTCCTTTTGTAACTGGTGTTACATTGTGAGATAAAAATGTTGGAAAGATAGTCAACGAACCTTTTAATTGGTTCATTGTATACCATTCTTTTGTGTGTTTATCTTGGACACCAAATTGAACTTCACCACCCTCGTATTCACTTGGGTCTGTTAATTGGACGATTGCCACAAGTTTTCTATTAGAACAACTACCTGCATTAAAGTCTGTATGCCAACCATAAAATCCACCTTGGTGATACTTGATAAGTTTTAATTCGTCATCTGCTCCCTCAATATCAAAGTGAAATACACCTTGATTAACTATCTTTACCACTTGATGTATTTTGTCCTGTAACCACTTCCAATCTTTATTACATTTGTCTGGTCTGAGTCTATTGTCTGGTTGGTCAAATAAATACCATTCCTCAGTAACTCGTATCTCTGGTATGATTGCTGCTTCACCACACTCACCACCAACTCCACCTGTTACAACTTCTTCTGTTGTGGTTATTTGTTCTATCAATTCATCACACTTTTCGTGTGTTAAAAACTTTGGTATTTGTATTGAATATTTAAAATCGTTGTTTAGTTTCATTTAAAGGTGTTTCCTTTTATAAATGTTATCATAGTGTATCTATCTTTTTTATCAAACTCTAAGACTCGGTGTGCTGCAAATGATGGAAATATAACTATCCTACCTTTTTTAGCATCTATTTTGTCGTTCCAAATTTGTAAACCACCACCCTCAAACTCATCATTTAGAAATATCACACAAGACATTTTGGTGGTGGTATTAACCACCTTTCCTTCTCCTGCTGCATAATCTGAATGGAATAGTGTTCCTGCTCCTAAACGAGAGTTTATATCTTTAAAGTTTTCTATTGGATATAACTTTATACAAGAGTGTTGTATACTATCAATATGAAATTTAAATACAAGTTGATTAGATAGTTTTGCTATTTTCCATATTTTATCTAATATATCTTTATCTTCGGTTACAACATTTTTACAATTGTGTAAACTACCCCAGACAAATTCATCTTCATCAACTTTATCGTTTATGTGTTGTATTTGGGATTCACACTCTTCTGGTGTTAAAAAATTATCTCTTACTAAATACCACTTGAAATCGTGATTATGTATCAGACTCATTATGTGCCAAAACCTTGCCAGCGAAATAAGTTTTACTATTACTTAACTTCTCAATATTATAAGTTTGTAATTTTTCATTAGTATATCTTATCTCAACTAATTTATTATAACTAAATTCATCATTTAAAAATTCATCACCCAATTCTATTTCATTTACTTCAATGTTATAGTCACTAAGTGTTTTTTTAGTATTTGATGAACACCAACCTTTTTCTTTTATCCAAATTGGGTGGTCATCAGTGCCTTTTAATTTCTCACCATTTTCAAAAACATACTCCACAATGTTATCGTGAATAGGTGAGTGCATTTTTTCTACAATTGAGTTTATAAATTTACCATTTTCTATATCAAATGACTTAACTTCATCTCCAATTACGATATCTTCAATTTTTTTGTATGTACCGTCTGACATTGTAATTAATGTTCCAACTGCAAAACAACTAAGAGAGTTGTGTGTTACGATATCGTGGGCTACGATTGTTCCACAATCTTGATTTAGTAAATTATAAGTAATGTGTTCACCTTCAATCTTTTTGATTTCAGTAATTTCTACCCAACCATCTAAGTCTCTTACATAATCACCAACCTCTACAACTTCACTACCACCTGCGTGATTTGGATTGTGTCCGTCTATTGTGGACCAACCTTTATCTCTTAATAAAAATGGGTGGTTTCCTGTTGGTTTAAGTGTTTGTCCAGATTCTAATGTTAATTCATAACAATCGTCGTGTAGTTTTTTCATAATAGAATTGACTTTACCTTCTTTAAACTCGTCATTTTCCTCATCAAAAACCAATACACTCTCTCCTAATTCTATCTCATCAATTCTTTTGTAATTACCTTCGCCCATATTAATTACTTGGTCTGGCATAAAGCAAAACTTATTGTGAACCAATACATCATTTGCAAAATAATTATGATGTGTCTCAACCTCTAATGAATATGTTTGGACTGGATTTATATCCTCTTGTAAATCAGTAATCTCAATCTCTACAAGTTTTCCATCGTGAAGTTCTAAACATTTATCTCCAATTTCTAATTGTTTGGTTTCAATATCATATCTTTTTTCTGTCCATTGTGGTTTATAAGATGACCAACCTTTTCCAACTACCCAATACGGGTGGTCAAATGTATTCTTTGTCTTCTTATCACCAAAACTAATCTCTACAATATCTGCGTGTGTTGGTGTTTCAATAGATAATACTTTTCCTACTTTAATTTCTTTACTATCAAAATCGTAGTTATGTATCTCATCACCAACTTCAACCAATTCAATGGATTTTGTTGTTCCGTCACCCATTGTGATTGGTGTTCCTGCTACGAAACATTTAGGTGGGATATTGTGAACCAATATATTTGATTGGAAGTAAGTATCAATGTCCTCAACATCTAATGAATACCAAGTAACATCACCAGAATTTTCTGTCTTTGCGGTTATTTCTACCTCACTTCCGTCTGAGTCTAATAAGTAATCTCCAACTGCCAATTCATCTGCACTATTCCAAGCCCAAGTCCCACTTTTCTTAACAAAGTATCTAACATCATTATTTAATTGATTTGGATTGTAAGGTGTTTTAATACTACCATTGATTAAGTAGTATCCATAAGACATTGTTTTCATAACATTTGTTACAATTGAACCTTGTGTTGTTGAACCTGATAAATCTGTTGTGGTGTATGCTAAATAATTTTGAGATTCATCTGGCATTCCAAGTGGTTGGTAGGATTTAACGACATCACCAACTTCTACATCTTGAACTTGTGTTGTTGTCCCATCATACATTTGAATTAAACTACCACTCGCTGATGTTTTTCCTTTCATACCAATGTAATTCCAAGAATCATCAGTTGATTTGTTTAATTTAATAGCAGTTCCAGCTTCTCTTTCTGTAAAAATTATTGTCTTTTCTGGTGTTATCATAAAATCACATTTACCAACACCTAAATAAGATTGTGGAATAGAACCATCATAACTACCAGTATGAACCATAAAAGTTTCTATCAATAGATTGTTATCCACTGCGTCTTGATAACTTGAACTACCAGCGTTATAAGAGTATAGTCCAATAGCATTAGACTGAATACCCGAGTCAAGTGCCGGATTCTTTGTTACGAAGTCTGGATGATTTATGTTATCTGTAAATGATGATGTGTTGAATAGTGGTATTAAACTTGAGCTAACTGGTGATGAATTTAATATAGTTCTAAATGTATTCTTGTTGAATGAACCACTTACGATTTCTAATAAATTGTCATCACTATACCAAGGTGTCTCAAAGAACAAATGAAAACTACCAGAGTATTGTGCTTTACCTCTTTGTGAGAAGTAAGTGTGTGATGTATCCATTTGATACTCAAATGTTACTGGTATATCGTGAGTTGCGAAACTTGAACTAATTAACGATTGTTGCAAATATGGTGGGTTTTGTTTTTTACCTGCCATACCATAAACATAACATTTATCATAACTTTGTGATACTGCATAATCTGCCATTACATCAAAATAGCTACCCGTTTGCATTGCGTAACTACCCACAATACCTATGTTGGTATTGTATTCAATAAAATATACATTGTTTGAGCCGGTTTGTTCTACGAAATCCATACCACCAACGATAGCAGCATTAGAAAGTGAAGGCCAACCACCTGCACTACCTGTTACATAATTTAAAAAACTCTTTACTTTTGTTTGTACTGACATAATTTTTTCCTACTAATAAATATCAAATTTCTGTTAATTCTGTGAAAATATCTTCTTTCATAACTGATAGAGCTGGTTTATTCCAATCTTCTAATTTAATTGATGCGTAATTGTATCCTTGTTGTTTGATTTCATTACACCTTAACCATACTAAATCACTTCCTAATCCTTTATTTCTATACTCTGGCATTATATAAC